CTCCTACATACACCGAAACCTGTTATTTATTATACGACAAAGTATCTAATAGACATAAAAATGTTTTATCAATTCCAAAATGGGACAAAGAAGATTTAGATGAACTAGAGGGTAGATTAAGAAAATCTGTAACTTCAAAGATTAGAAAGAAAAAAATTATTATGGAACGATTAGATTTTTTATTAAAAAATGCACAAAGCACAGTGACATATGAAAATATAAAAGACATAATTTTTTATGGAGGATAATTATGAGTAAAGTATGGGACAAGCAGCACGGCGGGAATCACTACCAGAAATATAAAATTCAACCTAGCAAGTTTGTAGTTGAGAATGAGTTGTTATATCCTGAAGGTTGTGCTATAAAATATATAATAAGACATCGAGATAAAGGTAAGAAACAAGATTTATTAAAAGCAATACATTTTATAGAGATGATTATTGAAAGGGATTACAAGTGAGAAGCACACAGATACCTCTATTCACACCTGAAACGGAGTGGGTTACACCAGATGGATTAAAAGATTTAAAAGGTTACAAAGAAATAGCAATAGATTTAGAAACAAATGATCCTAACTTGTTAACACTTGGTTCTGCTAACGTAGCAGGCGAAGGACATATTGTTGGCATTGCTGTAGCTGTTGATGGTTGGAAAGGTTATTATCCTGTTGCACATGAAGGTGGTGGTAACATGGATAAAAAATTAGTTTACTCTTGGTTACAAGATATACTTAATCAAACAGAAACAACATTTATATTTCATAATGCAATGTATGATGTGTGTTGGTTACGTCGAGAAGGTTTGTCTATAAAAGGCCACATTGTTGACACAATGATTGCAGCGTCTTTGATTGATGAAAACAGATTATCTTATAGATTACATACACTCTCTAAACATTATATTGGTTTAGGTAAAGATGAAAAAATTTTAATTGAAGCTGCTAAAGATTATGGTCTCGATCCTAAAAAAGATATGTGGAGATTGCCCGCGCTTTTTGTTGGACAGTACGCGGAACGTGATGCGGAATCCACACTAAAACTTTGGCAAAGATTAAAAGTAGAATTATATAATCAAGAATTAATGGATGTATTTAATTTAGAAACAAAATTATTTCCATGTCTAGTTGACATGAGATTCAAAGGTGTAAGAGTTGATCTAGAGAAAGCAGATAATATTAAAAAAAATCTTATGGATCGAGAGGCTAAAATTGTTAATAAAATCAAGGGTTTAACAGGAATTGAGGTAGAAATACATGCAGCTCGAAGTATCGCAAAAGCATTTGATAAATTAAAATTACCTTATGATCGAACAGAAAAAAGTAAAGAACCAAGTTTTACAAAAAACTTTTTACAAAACCATCCACACGAATTACCAAAACTAATTGCAGATGCAAGAGAGATAAACAAAGCTCACACCACATTTATAGACTCAATTACAAAACATGCACACAATGGTAGAATACATGCAGACATAAATCAAATTAGATCAGATGCAGGTGGAACTGTTACTGGTAGATTTAGTATGTCCAATCCAAACTTACAACAAATTCCTGCACGACATCCAGAACTTGGTCCATTAATTAGATCTATATTTATTCCAGAAGAAAAAACTAAATGGGGATCTTTTGATTACTCACAACAAGAACCAAGAATTTTAGTGCATTATGCTAAGTTACAAAACTTAGAAGGTGTTGATGAAATTGTTGAAGCATACAATCAAGGTGATGCAGACTTTCACCAAGTTGTTGCGGACATGGCAGGTATAGAACGTAAACAAGCTAAAACAATTAATTTAGGTTTAATGTATGGTATGGGTAAAAATAAATTAATGGCAGAGTTAGGATTAATGAAAGATTCTGCAGAAAAATTAATAAAACAATATCACACTAAAGCTCCATTTGTAAAACAACTCATGGACAATGTATCTAGAAAAGCAAATGATCGTGGTAAAATTAGAACTTTACTTGGTAGAGCGTGTCATTTCGATCTTTGGCAACCGGTGCAATTTGGTGTATTTAAACCTTTACCGTTAGAACAAGCGCGTAAAGAATATGATGAGCCTTTGAAACGTGCATTTACGTACAAAGCTTTAAACAAATTAATACAAGGAAGTGCTGCGGATATGACTAAAAAAAGTATGGTTGCATTGTATGAAAATGGTATAATACCACACATACAAATTCACGATGAAGTGGATATCTCTGTTGAGTCTCCAGAAAAAGCAGAACAAATTATTAGCATAATGGAAGAAGCAGTAGAGTTAAAGGTTCCAAACAAAGTGGATTATGAACAAGGAAATAACTGGGGCGATATTAAGTAATGGCTTTATTGAATGCAGACATACCACCCATTTATTGTAAAGTACGGAAGGAGTATCTTTATGACTTTAAAAAACATCATGGAGAAAGTGAAGAATGTGTTGTCTTTGGGCTTACCAGTATGGCAGGCGCTGCAACATTATTTCACATTATGTTACCAAATGGTGCGGTCTTTTTTAGATTGCCTATTGCAGCGTTTTTCCAAAAACATCTTGATAGAAAACAAGTGCCA